GATATAGCTTCTGCTATATGCACAAAAAGACGGACAGGATTATCTATCCTGTCCGATTATATTAATTTCTAGTTTTTTTCCGTCCCAAACAATTTCATTTACAATCTGTCTTAAAAATTTTTTCTTCTCTTCAAAGTTTAGATTATCTACAGTATTAGCAAAATGTTTTAATAAGTCTTTTATCATGTCCAAATTATTTTTTTCAATTAAATTGATTTCTTCTTTTTCATTTATGTTATATAACTTATCTTTTATTTTTTTAATTTCTTTATCTAAATTTTCTATTTGTTCTATTATATATTTTGCAGCTGTAGAACTTTCATTTTGAGATAGTTGAATAGTAAGATTTCTAATAGCTTTTTCTTTTTCGGCCAGTTCTTTTTCTAATTCTTTCTTTTTGCAATATGCTTCAGATTTTAAATTAGATATATTGTTTCTTCTTCGCTCTAAATTTTTCATTAATTCACTATCGCTTTTGGCCATCTTTTTTAGTTCATTAATGATTAGTTCATCGGTAGCTTTTCCATTCAAATTTTTAACATTACATCTAGAGCCACGAGATCTTTCTTTCATAAGACATTTATAGTAATAATATGTTCCATAAGATTTCTTATTAATAGATACTCTCATTTTAGAACCACATGAACATTTTAAAAGAGGAGTTATAAGCCCATATTGTCCTGTACCAGCTCTAGGAGCCTTTTTGCTATTTTCTTTAATCAGATTTTGTACTTGTATCCAATCTTTAGATTCTATTATTCCTTTATGTTTTCCTACAGCTATAATCCATTCTTCTTCATCTTTTCTGATTACTTTTGATTTCTTTTCTTGATGCTTATTGAATACCATAAGTCCGTGTATGCCATCAAAATCATTTTTACTACATGCTATGTCAGATTTAAGCGATTTAAAATACTCATAAGCTAATTCATCAGCTATTAAGTAAACTGGATTTGTTAAGATAAGTTTGAGTGATTTTCTATCAAAATAATTATTAGATCTAGTTTTTATATTATTTTCTAGTGTCCAACTTTCAAGTTTTGTTAGAGTTCCAAATTCTAAAAATTTTTTATATAAAATTTTAACTAGCTTTAATTCTTCTGGTATAGCAGATAATTTGTACATTTTTCTTTTATTCATGTCAGCATCATAGTATTCTATAGGCTCTGACTTATACCCCAAAGGTGTTCTACCACCTAGCCATCTACCAGAGCGTGCTAGTTGAAGCATATTATCTCTTATACGTTCTGCAATAGTTTCACGTTCTAATTGAGCGAAAACACTTGCTATGTACATCATAGCTCTACCCATAGGGGTAGAAGTATCAAACTGTTCTCTTACTGAAACAAAAGCAATATCGTTGTCTTGTAATATTTCTATAGTATCAGAAAAGTCTGCAATATTTCTACTAATCCTATCTAATCTATAACACATTAAAACGTCAAATTTGCCATTTCGAGCATCTTTTATCATACGTCTATATTCAGGCCTATCTGTATTACCGCCAGAAAAACCTTCATCTTCATAAATTAAGAAGTCTTCAATATTTGCAAAGTGCTTTTTAGCATATTCCTTGCACATTTCAATTTGATTTTGTGTAGATTCGCCTTTGCCAGTAAACTTTGATTTTCTAGAGTATATCGCAATTCTCATGCTATCACCTTTCTAGGTATTAATATATTAATTATATGATTTTTGAAGAAAAGATAAAAGCTACTTGAAAGTAGCTTTTATAAAAAAAGAATATATGGTCGGACAAATAATATAAAAAAAATAATCTTCTGATATATTTAGAGCTAAACATATTTTAATGCTTGTTTTAACCAGAAGACCACTAAAAGAAAATAAGTTAATCCAATAAGTAATGAATTTATCATAATATTAAAGATTAAAATACTTGTCAGAGAGGTAATCAAGATATAAAATGCTATTAACGCAGATATTATATGGAAAACTATACCTAAAAATACACTATGCTCAATCAATTGCCAATAATTCATCTCGATTAGTATTTGAATAAATTCTTTATCTCTGATACTTGTCATTATAGCAATAGCAGTTAATAAAAAACCTGCTAAAGTTAAATTAATTGTTAAGACAGAGTTATAGTCAATCTTACTTAAATCTAGATTATTATTTTTATTTAGTACCCAAAATATTATTTGAAAAGCTAAAGTGCAAATAGTAGGGAAAAACCATACATAATTTACTCTTAAAAAAGACTTTATATCTTCCCACAAATTTGTCATTATATACATTTTATTCACCTTGCTTTGAGTGTAATCTAATATTACCCAATATTTCTCCTTTTAATTCATTATACACAGATTTTAATAAGTTTAGTATATTTTTTTCAGAAAAATCATTATCTATTTCAATTTTTACCCCTTTTGTAAAATATAATTCAAAAATATCGATAGTTTGCTGCTGTTCTTCATCAAGGGTTGCAATTAAACCCAATTTTTCAAGTTTATATTTATTGTCATTTGATTCTTTAATTAATTTATATGTATCTAAAACATGTTTTATTATGTTTTTAGGGTTTTTTCTTTTTGGGTTTTTTCTATCTAAATAAAATATTAAATCACATTTTTCAAAACCATCATTGCGAAAACGATTTAAAATTTCAAAACTTGGATTTTGTTTTTGTTTAGCTAAAATTTCATAAGGTGGAATAGCAAAGGTAAGACGAAGACCGCCAATTTCTTTAACTTTTCCAAGTTTAGATTTAATGTTATTGTTTTTTATAGGATAAATATGTGGTTCCATGCTCCCGTAATATGATAATATGTTTTTAAATTTTTTTATACTAGGAGCACTTTTAGTATTTAAAACAGAAATTACCCCAAAAGAGTAATCTAATAAAAAGTATGTATAATCTTCAAGTGAAGTATTTGGATCTAAGGATAAATCTTTATGAGTTAAATTTTTTAAATTTCTAAAACGTCTAAAGACATTTTTATTTTTTGTTTTACCTATTGTTGCAAACATATACTCATTAGTATGTGTTAATATATCAACAACTAAATCATTATTGATTAAGCAAGAATAATAATTCCCCCAGTTTGAATCAGTATTTATTTTTATATCATTTTTATTTAAACGATCATTGAATATATTATAAAAATCTGATTCAGAATAATAATCGTTCTGCATAGTCTTCTTTATATCTAGTTTATAAAAAAATACTGTTTTATACATTAGCAGTAACTCCCCTTATTATAATAAAAATTCATGTCTATTATACAAATTATACAAAAATATTCATGTCAAAATCCTGGAGCTGTAATTCCCACCAAATCACCTCCTTACAAAATGTTGATTATTGTCGAAAATTGTCGAACTTATGTTCGGTTAAAAAGTTCTAAAAAATACTCAAATCTTAATATTAAATTTGAGTTTTAGCAGTTCTAAAGGAATATTTTCAGCTGCAGCAACTTGTTTGAGAGTAAAATCAGGATATCTTATTAGCAAATCATCTGGAACTAGTAGTTCTGCAGCGAATTTGTCAGCTTGAATTTCAGCCTTTGTTTTTATTTGAAGCGGATGTTCAATAAAGAAACCAATAGATAATTCTGGTTGAAGTATAGCATGTCCAAGTTCGTGTGCACATATATATTTCTGCATATGATAATCTAGTTCACTATTTATATGCAGTATTTCTATTCCATCATTAGTTTTTTGAAAGAAACCATGTATCTTATTGCCCATAGGGTGTTTAGTAACGATGATATCTAAACAATCACAAAGTTCAAAAGGGTCTTTAGTATCATATAGTTCTATAAGTCCTAGTACTATTTGTTTAACCAATAATAATCCCCCTTGTTCCTGTTGATTACTTATGATTTGAAGGTTTTTATTTTATAATTTTTAGATAGTCTTTAATATCAAATACATCTTCTTCTGTTTGATGAAGCTTGTGTTTTATAAACTTTATATCTTTTTCAATATTGTTAAGCTTATAAAATGCTTCAATATGCCTGTTAGCATTTTTGGAATCTAGTTGGTCGATATGGTCTTTTATTAATTCTTGACCTTGTTTTAGTTCCTTTATATCAGATCCAAGTTTTCTTTGTCCTTCTTCTAATTTTTTTTGCCCTTCTTCAAGGTTATTAAGACGATTATTGATAGTTTTAATTTCGTTTTCAAGATTTGAGAATTTTTCATTCATCTCAACATACATTTTTTCTAGTAATTCATATACTTTGTTTTCCATATTAAACATCCTTTCTATTTAATTAGATTTTCAAATCGAAGCCGGTTTTGAATAGCATTTTATTTATATGATATAATAAAAACATATTATAAAGGAGTGTATAAAGATGGAAAAATTAAAGCAAAAAGTTATTAATATTTTTAATAAAGAATTAGATAATATATAAGAGTATCAATAAATTAACTCTCTATATACAATTATTGGAGTAATAGCAAACTGATGAGGGTCATTATTTAGTGATTGAGATAAAGCCTGAGAAATTATGTCTGCTATGTCTCTTAAGTTGTTATTCATGTCATCAGTATAATCTGTGCTATAACCTGGTAGTTTATTAATTATTCCTATAACTGACCATTCTCCAGGAATATTAGTTCCAAACACTCTCAAAATATCGTTTGAACTTTGGGACAAAAATTTTTCTTTTATAGGTCCTACAATTTTTTCTCCATATTTAGTATTAACTTCTAATTCAATTCCGCTTGGCATCAGTTCTAAAATCCTTTTTATAAAATTAGAGAATTTATTTTTCCCATTTTTTTTATTTTTCTTTTTAGGCAGATTATCTAAATCTAAAGAAAAATTAAGTTCATCAAAAATACCTAAAGCTTCTATTACAGGAAGTGAATTTTTTATAGTATCAAGATTTCTAATTTTCAGATTGCCTTTTATTAAAACAAGTTGTCCATCTTTACAGTATTCTAAAGATGTATCATGTACTGGTATGCTTAATTCATTAAATAAATCTATTATTTTAGCATCATGAGGATCTATGTTTTTGCTTATACTATCAGTGTCTATTTCTTTTCCTTCTGACTTTAATTGTGCCAACTTTATATCCGTACCAAAAGAAGAATTACTTTCTAAAGAAGATTGTTGATTTTTTTGAATTAAAAGGAGGTTTCCTCTAAAAGCTTGTGCATATAATGAATTAATTAAATTCACATCTCTATATAAAAAATCTATCAAAGAAATTTTATCTTCTCTTTTGATTTGGTCCCCCATTTATTCCATTCCTCCTCAAATTCTTTTCTCATATATTTACCGTTTTTTTCAATATTTTTTTGTTGTTTGATTATTTTTTTTGCTATCGATAACTTAAAATTCATTTTACTCTCTCCTTTATTTTTTCTTCTTTTATTTTATTATAAGATATTTGGAGAGATTCTACTAATATTTTTTTAATCAGTTTTTTTACTCTCTTTCCTTTTTTTCCTCATTTCCTCGGCAGTCCTTAATCCCATTTGTATTGCATTAGCTAGGATAATTTTATCCTCGTCAGTAAGAAGTTCACCGTTCAGCATAAGACCAGGTTGTTCAAGTATTATTTTCATAGCTTCTTCTACATCAGTTACTTCTGGATATTTTTCTTCAGGTGTAAGCTCTTTTTCTGGATTGCGGATATCTGTACGACCTAGGAGGTAGTCTATTGAAACATTAAAGAAATCAGCAAATCCTTTTAGTAAATCCATTTCAGGAACTTGTTTGTTTTGTTCATATCTTGAAATGGAACTTTTGTTTAGGAAAAACTTTTTTGCTAATTCTTCTTGGGTCATATTTTTTTCTTTTCTTAATTGTTTGAACCTTTCTCCAAAAGTAGCAGTAGCCAAATTCTTCACCACCTTATATTTATTATAATATAAGTTGCTTTGAAAGAAATAAATATTGCGTTACAGGAAACTTTTTTTAAAAAAGCTATTGACAAGTTGTGTTAAAAGAGTATAATAAAATTAAGAGTTGATTTAAAAGCAACAACATGGAGGTGAGATTATGTTAAGCAGAGAGTTAAAATCATTAAGAATTAAAAATGGGTTTACTCAAAAAGCTCTGGCTAGAGAGATGGGTATGAGTGAGACATCATATTCAAAACGAGAAAATGGTTTAATTGATTTTACTGTTGAAGAAATAAGGAAGTTAAAAAGTATATTGAAAATGACAGAAGATGATATTATTAGAATTTTTTTTAGCGAAGAAGTTGCGTGAAATGCAACAGCCTAACAAGGGGGGAAGGGGATGGATAAAAACAATGAATGGGAGTTTCTTATTTCTTTATAGTTTTGAAAGCTTGTGTAAAAGCCTTGACTTGTTCAGGGGATAAATCTTTAACAACATTTAAAAAGTCTTTTAAATCGTTTCTTAAAGGTTCGGAAGTACCTTCTGGAGCAAAGAAATCGGCTAAAGTTATATTAAAATAGTTGCAGTATTTAATTAAAAGTTGTAAAGATGGCAAGGAATTACCTTTTTCTATTTTACTAATAGTTGATGGGTCAACTGATAATTCTTTAGCAAGCTTATTAGCAGACAAATTATTTAGTTTTCTAAAATATGCAAAACGTTCACCAATCATCATAGCAATCTAACTCCTATTGAATATTATTCAACTTTAATAATATCAAATAAATTAAAAAAATAAAATATTGAATTAAATTCAAAATTATTATTGACATATTGAATTAAATTCAATATAATAAGTATTGAAAGGAGTGAAATCCAAATGTTAGGTCAAAGATTAAAGTATTTCAGAAATAAATTAGGGTTAACTCAACAAACAATAGCAGATAAGGCAGATATAGATGTAACAATGATATCTAAAATTGAAAATGAGAAGGCTAAACCTTCTTTACAGACGTTGAAACGCATAGCTCAAGCATTAGAAGTAGACATATCTGACTTATTAAAAGAGACTGAACAATCAGCCTAACAAGGGGGTGAAGGGAATGGAAATAAGTGGTAAAAAGTTGGAGAAAATTGTTGTAACTGTTAAAGGAAATGAAGTTGTAATAGCAACTTTAGATAAGATAAAAGTTACGGAAAAAGTAGCTAAAAAGATACTAGAATTGAGAAAAAAATTTACCGAACAAGAAATTTCGAATGCTTTATATGCAGCCTATTTGGTAAATAAATTTACTTTATCTTATATCAAAGGAATACTTAATAGGAATTCCTTGATTAAAGATTCTTAAAGGAGCATAAGTTTCCTCAAAACTAGTTTGCATTATAGGACTAAAGTAAAAATTGTAATTATAGTATTGTTTTGAACTAAAGTATGTATATGGATTATAAAGTCTTGGATTTTCATCAATAGAGTCTTTTTCAAAAGCCCATTCAAAAAGTAAATTATATAAAGCAACATCTATATCTACTAATTGTTGAATGAAATCTTTTAAATCTATATTATTTTGATTTTTTAATAAATCTTTAGCTTGGATTTTGAATTTATTAAAGTAATGTTCAATTAAGTTTTTGTATTGTACAGGATTTACCCATGTTTTAAAAACTTGACCATCAATGGTCTTAATTTCAATATACTTTCCTTCTGGATAATTAAGTAAGGAATCTTCATAGAATTTAGACCAAGCAAGTGGAATTTGATTTAATGATAATTCCCATAGATGTTTAACCATAATATTACTTCCTTTCATTGAAAGCTTTTGCAACAATTTTTATAGCTTCAAGTTGGGAAGGTGTAAGGTTTTGAAGTTCTTTAACGACATCATCAAGAGAAACATTATTAGAATTTTGGTCTTTGAAAAATTCAGATAAAGACATATTAAAAACTTCACAAATTTTTTCTAAAGTATCTAGTTGAACCATATTGATATTGTTTTCTATACGACTCAATTGAGGTTGAGTTAAACCGACTTTTTTAGCTAATTCAGTCATGGTCATATTATTGTTTTTACGAATTTCTCTAATACGAGCACCAATATCAAACATTTTTATCACCTTTGTATTTATGCGTTAAAAGCATATTGTTTTATATTTCAATGATAACCTAATTAGGTATATAAAACAATAATACATAAAAAATATACAAAATACGCATAATTTATATTGACATTATACGTAAAACGTATATAATAGTATATGAAAGGAGGTTTTACTAATGAAGAAAATCGGTGAAAGAATAAGGTATTTTAGAAATAAACGTGGTATAACTCAAGTTCAATTAGCAGATATGACTTCTATTGAGCAGACAGTAATTAGTCGTTATGAAAATGGGAAAATAATTCCTCCAATATCTAAATTAGTGATTATAGCCCGAGCATTAGAAGTAGACATATCTGACTTATTAAAAGAAACTGAACAATCAGCCTAACAAGGGGGTGAAGGGAATGGAAAAGGGAAAAAATGTTGAACAAATTTTGTATGAGCAATTAAATCAATTAAGAGAGTTAAGTCGATCTGAAGCAAAAAATGAGCCTGAACTTGTAGTAAATATTTCTTTGGCGATGGTTGAGATAGCTAAGTTATTTAATCTTTATCCAACGACTCAAGGGTTTGATGAACTTCTTTAATAATATTAATAACTGATTGTAGTTTTATAAGATTTCTTGAACTGCCGTTGGGATATTTTAAATTACTACTAGATTCTATATAAGCAATAGCAACTTCTACAGCTAATTCTTTGTTGGTTTTAGCCATTGTATCACCTTCTTTCACTGGAGGTTAGTGGTAAGTTCAGGCTCAAGAAAATTTTACTACTAGCGTAATGAAAATACAAGAGAACAAAGCATAAGGAGGTGAGGATGATGACATTAGAAAAAAGAGTTGCCGAAGTGATAACTTACGACAAAGGGGGTGAAGTAATTTGGAAGTAAAGCAATTAGGATTAAATCCAAAGCGTATTGAAAAGATAGTTAATAATATTTTATTGGAACTTAAGAAAAATAAAGTGTCTGTTGAAGAAAGTTTTGTTGTATTCAATATATGTCAAAATGTAATAAGGTATACAAGTGTTGTAAATACAGATGAAGTAGTAGTACTTTATCATAATGTAAATACATTAACTTGGGATATTCCTAAGAAATAAATTTAGATAAATATAAATTTATTAAAGATATAGCAGAGTTTTTAATAATTTCATTTCCAGAATTAAGTATTTGTTTTAAGACAGTTTCGAATTTACTTTCTTTATTCAATGAGTTAAAAGATAAACCTAGTTTGTAAAACTCTACAATATCACAACCTAACGAAGTAATTTTTATGCCAAATATTTTACGCTGCATGCCCCAATATACTTCGATAAAACCTTTATCTTCAAGATATAGAAGGTTAAAGATGAGGAAATTATCATCTATATTATTTAAAGAAAATTTATCAAGTAATTCTTGAGAAATCATGACGTCCATACGACCTTTATTGATTGCTTGATTATATAAATCTTCTAATATTGCTATTCTAATTTCAATTTGATTCAATTAATTCACTTCCTTTCTGTTTCAAAAATTCTACAGAAAGGAGCGAAAACCTTCATACAAAATTCGACAAGGGGGTAAAAAGGATGACTTTTATGACATTGGAACTTGCTATGAAAATGTATGAAAAAAAATATTATTACAGTTTGTGCAGATGGAAAAGTATTGATAAGTATGGAAAAAGATGCAGTAGTAGATAAGAGATTGCCTGGATATTTTCAAGAAATAGTGAAAAATTGCAGAGAAGCATAGGACATTCTAGTAATTTCATAACATTTAATGAGGTGATGATAATATGGCACAACCAATTGAAGTAGTGGTAAATATTCCGGATAAAGAATATGCAGCTAAACTAATGTCGAGAGCAATAGCAGACATTATTGAAGGAAGAATAAATAAGCTACCACTAGAACAGAGAGAAAAAGCATATGAAATATTAATAAATGAACTTCGAAAGAGCATTAAAGAGGGTGATTGTAATGACTAGAGAGCAGAAAATAGCAAGAATTGAAAAGTTAAAGAAAGAAATACATGAAGCATACAAAAGAGGAGAATGTTCATCTGAAATAGTCAATAAGGTAAATGAGTGTACTAGATTAGCTTTAGAAGTTATTAACGAATGGTAAGGAGAGGAGGTGCCCTGATGAGCAAGACACCAGGTAGGCAGAAAAGATTGTTTGTAATCAAGTGCACAGGGAAGGAGCTTTCTGAAAAGGTGAGAGAGATGACAGAAAAGCTTAAGTTTTTAAGGGAGGCTAAATAATTTACTTCTAACTTAATTATACATTGAAAAGGTGGTGAAAAAGAATGAGGAAGTACTGCGGAATTATTTATAAAAAGGCAAGAATTGATGCAAATTTAACACAAGAACAAGCAAGTGAATTGCTACCAATACCTAAGAGAACATTGAGTGCATATGAAAATGGAGTTTTATTACCATCTGGAGAATTAGTTTGTAGAATGATTGAAGTCTATAATGCAAAGTGGCTTTGGTATATGCATTTAAAAAATAATGACCCAGTAGGGAAAAAGTATCTTCCAGATATAAATTTAGGAAGATTATCAGCTAATGTATTAAGACTTCAAAAAGAAATGGCAGATGTATATAAAGCAAATAATTCATTAATAGAAGTAGCTTGTGATGATGAAATATCAAAGAATGAAGAGAAAAAATGGAACATAGCTCTTAAAGAGATAAAAGAATTAATGAGTGCTTGTATATCATTAATGATTTCAAACTAAATCGTTAAAGTGGAGGACGGTTAAAGAATGAAAATAATAAACATAAAAAAAGAAGCCCTTTAGAATTGGGCCAAATAAAAAATATTCCGCTTATCCCCATTATAACATAATGGGGAACTATCCGACAAGGAGATGAGAGTATGAATAAAAGAGAGATAATCGAAAGAATAGAAGAACTTAAAAACATGAGTAAGGCATTTGAATTACTTACTGATGATAGAGACGAGGAAGAGCTCTTGACAGAATTAGAAGGATTAATTGATGAGCTGATATTTTTCTACAAGGAAAAATTGGACAAGGTTATTTGTGATGATGAAGAAATAGAAAAACATGAAACAGACTTTGAAAATCTTGGACAAGGTTGGGAGTACTATCTTGGAATAGGTGAGAATATACCATCTTATTTGAGATAAGGGGGAACACTATGCAAGCAAATGTACTTATTAAAACTATAGATTTAAGCCACGAAGAGTGGTTAAAGTGGAGACAAAAAGGTATCGGTGGAAGCGATGTAGCTGCAATACTTGGAATCAATAAATATAAAACAGCTTTTGAGGTTTATTTAGAAAAATTAGGGGAAATCGAAGAAAAAGAAATAGATAATGAATTTATTTATTGGGGCAATGTGCTTGAAAATATTGTAGCTAAAGAATTTGAAAAAAGAACAGGCAAGAAGGTCAGAAGAAAAAATCAAATTTTACAAAATAAAGATTATCCATTTATGATAGCAAACCTTGATAGAGTTATAGTCGGTGAAAATGCTTTATTAGAATGCAAAACGACATCAGCATATAACAAAAATGAATGGGAAGACGAAGAAGTTCCTGCTAACTATTTAGTACAAGTTCAACACTATCTGGCAGTTACAGGATATGAAAAAGGTTATATCGCTTGTTTAATCGGTGGAAATAAATTTATTTGGAAAGAAATCGAACGAGATGATGAGCTTATAGAAATCATTATTGAAGCTGAAAAAAAGTTTTGGCATGAACATGTTTTAAAAGGAATACCACCAATTTTAGATGGAAGTAGTGCTGCTGAGAAATATGTAAAAGAAAGATTCAAAAAAGCTAAAGAAGGGTTAGAAATTGCTTTGAAAAGTGAATACAAAGATAAAATTAGTCGTTATTTTCAATTAAAAAATGAAATCAAGGAAAAAGAAGAAGAACTGAAAGCTATTGAAAATCAAATAAAAAATGAATTAGGAGAAGCTGAAAAAGGACAAGTTGGTAACTATGAGATTGTATGGAAGAATTATTCTAGCAATAGGATAGACACAAAATTGTTAAAAGAAAAATATCCTGAAATTTATAACAAAGTTATAAAAACTTTAAATTATAGAAAATTCCAAATTAAGGAGGTAATGTAGTGGCTACAAACAAAAGTTTAAAAAACCAATTGATCCAAAGAAAGCAATCTTCAATTACTAATTCAGTAAAATCATTACTCAATAACGAAGCTATTAAAAAAAGATTTGAGGAAATTTTAAAGCAAAGAGCTCCACAGTATATGTCTAGTATTATTAATTTGGTTAATTCAGATACAAATCTACAAAAATGTGATCCAATGAGTATTATTGCAAGTTGTATGGTACCAGCAACATTAGATTTACCCGTAGATAAAAATTTAGGTTATGCTTGGATAGTACCTTATGGTAATAAAGCAACCTTTATTATGGGTTATAAAGGGTATATTCAACTGGCTTTAAGAACAGGACAATATAAAGCAATTAATGTCATAGAAGTACATGAAGGTGAATTAATATCTTGGAATCCACTCACTGAAGAACTTGTAATAGATTTTGAACAGAAAAAATCAGATGCAATTATAGGGTATGCAGGATATTTTGAATTACTTAATGGTTTTAAAAAATCAGTTTACTGGAGTAAAGAGCAAATAGAAAAACATAGAAAGAAGTTCAGTAAATCTGATTATGGCTGGAAAAATGACTATGATGCAATGGCTAAAAAGACTGTTTTAAGAAACATGTTAAGCAAATGGGGAATCTTATCAGTTGAAATGCAAAAAGCTTATAGCGAAGAAATTAATTTTGAGAGAGGACAAGACCATGATTCTAACAACGATTTGGAAAATATATTTGAAAATGTAGAATATGAAGTTAAAGATGATGTAAAAGAAGATGAAGAAAAAAATAACGAACAACTAGAAGGACAGATGAACATAACTGATATTAATTAGTTCTCCTTATAAAATAGGAGCTTGGAGCATTAAGCTCTAAGCTCCAGACTAAAGAAAAAGAAAAGTTAAAGTTGGTGATAGCTTGAACTACATAAAAGAAATAAATGCCTTTTACGATTGGCTCGAAACAAATTCTTTATCTTCATCTGCTATTGTTTTATGGCATGCTTTGATGGCCATAAACAATAAATGCGGATGGATAACGGAATTTGCTGTAGCCACATCGGTCCTTGAAACAAAAACAGGACTTACAAGGCGTACTATAGAGAGAGCAAGAAATGAATTAAAGCAAAAAGGAAGAATAAATTGGAAATCACGAAAAGGAAATCAATCTGCTGTTTATACAATAATTCCATTTGTGCGTAATAATGACGCACAACCTGTCGCACAACCTGTCGCACAAAGTGTCGCACAAAGTGTCGCACAACCTGTCGCTATTAATAAACTAAACATAAACAAAACTAAACAAAAAATATGTAGTAGTACTACGGATGAGATGACAAATTTTAACATTGATGAACATTTCAAAGAGCTTGCTAAATTATACGAGCAATGCATAGGTACGCCAAACGGGTTAACTGCTGATTGGATAGAAAGTATTTTAGAGATGTATGGCTTTGAATGGTGTAAAAATGCAATGTTAGAAGCTGAAAAAAGAGGTTATCGTACTAAAAAATATGTTGAGGGGATATTGCAAAATTGGAAACGAGACGGTGGTATAAAGTTAAAAAAAGACAATAACAACAGTAACAAAGATAGCAATAAAACATTTCAAACTAGATTTCACAACTTTGAACAGAGAACTTCAAAATACACAGCTGAAGAACTAGAAAAAAAAGCGAGAGAGAAGTTTGAGAGAAAATTAGAAGAAATGAATAATAGGAGGTGAAATGATGCTAGTGAGGATAGTAAATACAAAATACAACGACTCAGTCATAATAGAAGCTGAAACTATTGAAGAAATCAGGAGAATAGCTCGTGAAGAAGTAGAAAAGAGAGGTTGGGACATACAAGATATGTATAGCGAGGAGGTTGTAAGTTAGTTCAAAATATAAGTTTAGGAGGGATAAAATGAACAATTTCGTATTAGAACTCTCCAAAGCAATAGAACAGTTAGCTATCGAAAGAGGAATGAGTGTTAAACCTTTGATAGGACAAGCATTAGAAATGTTGCAAAGGAGTGAATGGGATGGATCTACTACAAAGTATTAGGCAAGCTGAAATTCAACTTGAGGTTGCAGAAAGTATATTTAATCATGCAGAAGATCCTGAACTTATAGATATAGCGATTATAGATATGTTATCAGCCGAGAAAAAGCTGAATAGATTAAGAAAATTAGCAAAAAAAGAAGGTGTGAAAAGTGGAAATTATATTACCAGTTTTAGATAAAAAGGAAGATTGGGCTCAACATCAACAAAAATTAAAAGAAGAGTTTAAAGAATTGAGTTTAGCATTAGCAACAACTAATATTTACGGGGAAGAAGCAATTGAGAATATAGCAGAAGAAGCATTAGATGTAATCCAAGTTTGTATTGGAATATTGGACAGAGTTAATGAAAACAATCCTAGAATTTTAAAAAATAAAATACAACGTCATGTGGTTAAGTTAGTAAATAGAGGGTGGAAATTTAAAGAAGTTTTAAGGGTGGTAGAGGATTAATGGGAGTAAGATGGACTAAAGAACAGTATAGGCAGTATCTTGAAAAATCTAATAAAAAGAAAAACAAATATAACGCTAGAAAGGTAGTAGTAGATGGAATAACATTTGACAGTCAGAAAGAAGCACAGTTTTATTGTAAACTCAAGCTACTAAAACAAGCAGGAGAAATAAGAGATTTTGGTATTCAAGAAAAATTCGAGCTTATACCTAGTTTTGAAAAGAATGGATGTAAATATAGGCCAATAATATACATAGCAGACTTTGTTATAGTAAACAATGATGGAACTACCGAAGTAGTAGATATCAAGGGAGTGGAAACTCAAGTATTCAAGATAAAAAAGAAATTATTTGAGTATAAGTACCCTGATTTAACATTAAAAGTGATTAAATAGTTGAAAGGGGAGAGAGTGAATGCCTACAGAAATACAAAAGTTAATAAAAAGGTGTATTATAAGATACTTAAACGGTGATGAAGAAGAATTTTATAGATTGAAAAATAAAGCTATTGATATGTATGAACATCATAGGCATTTATATGTGCCGATTAAGGAGATAATTGAAGCTAAAAAGACAGCATAGGAGGGACGTCATGAGTGAAACACTAATAGAAATTCGATGCATAAACTGCAACAAGCTTTTAGGTAAAGTACCTGATGATGAAACTTTTAAAATTGAATTGAAATGTAGAAATTGCAAGACGATACATATGTACAAAATAGAGGCTCGAGAAGCCCAGGGTGAACAAAATTAGCCCTGGGTTTTTGTTTTAGATTCACACGTTTTCTAGAGGAGGGTGAGAGATGGCAAAGATTAGAGATTTACTAAATGATAAACAAAAACAGAGATTATTTGAGAAACTAATAGAGCAAAGAGATATTTCTATAAAAGATGCTATGAAGCATGATGCACACAAAAGAGTGAAAGGTGCTATTAGACAAGTGAGGTGGAGTAAATGAATTACTATAAAGCTACAGAGAAGTTTCTATATAACTATAAACCCTTAAAGATTAGTATAAAGAATATGGAAAGTGAGTTAGAGGAATTAGAGCCTATTGGAGTATCTGCTATTAATTATGAAAATGAAAAGACTGGTATTACATATAAGATTAATAAAATTGTTGAAAATGAAGCTATAGATTTGATAAGCAAAAAAGAATTGCTAAAAGACAGAATTGAGAAAACTAAAAGATTAGTAAATAGAATAGAAAGAGCATTAGAAACATTAAATGATTCAGAAAGGAAGATAATAGAAAAAAGGTATTTTGAAGCTAAACAATGGTGGCAAATAGCTCATGCAGTAAGATATAGTGAATTTTGGTGCAGAGAGATAAGGAAACAAGCTGTAAATAAAATAGCAGTATCTTTATTCGGTGTAGATGTACTTGAGAATGATGTAGTTGCTAATTAGTTGCGTTTTAGTTGCTTTACTTAAATTTACAATTGGGGTATTATAATATTGAGCAGAGAGCATAATCACACAGGCTACTGCTTTAAGCACCCATATTGTTGGGTGTTTTTTATTATTTTAAATCCACTTTTAAGTTGCATATTAAAACAAATGGGAGGTAAAAATGAGGATACCGGAAAAGATTAAAATTGGTGGGCATACTTATATTTGTAAATTTGATGATAAGTTAAGCAGAGATACTAGTGCAAATGGAATGAGTTGCGGTAATAGCTTAGAAATAATTATAGATTCTTCTTTACCTGAAGAGAATCAGGAATCTGTATTGTTACATGAAATACTAGAACAGATAAATTTTAGATATGAATTAAATTTAGAACATGAAAAGATAACAATACTAGAAAGTGCATTATATCAAGTTTTAAAAGACAATAAGTTGAATTTTAGTGATAGGTCCTGATGTAAGGTGAAATAAGAGTTTGACCCTAACTCGGAGAACTACTGGGCATGTTAACTATTAATTAGGTGTAGAACGTCTATGACCTGAAACTTTTACCTTTTTTCCATTAACAGTTCGAGTATAAGGTTTTACAGGTACTATTTTTTTACCATTTTTTGTTTTTGCCATAAAGCAGTCCTCCTTTTATTAGATTATTTCAGGACCTATCAGAATGATAATAACATATTTTCAATACAAATATTGTCGAAACTTGCGATAAAAAATTAAAGGAATCCTTCTGTTTTTGTAGAAATTTCATATATAAGGAAAAACAGGGGGCATATAACAATGAAAGAAATAGATATAGAAGATAAAATAATTACTTTTAGAATGGAAGGAAAATCATTTGATGATGGATTCGACTTATATAATACTCTAACAGTATTACAAAATCTCCAGAACATTTTAGATAAAGCATATTTAACTTTAATAGATAAAGAAAGGATGTCGAAAAAAGATAGACAATTATTTAAGATAAAGGTAACAGAAATAAAAAAAGGTTCATTTTTATCTGAATTAATGATATATGCAGGCGGTGCAATGCAACTAGCATATCCTATTGTAAATGCGTATTCTCCTTCATTATTATTTGATCTTTTCAAAGAAGGATATACATATTTAACGACTATTCTTCAGGCTAATAGAGATGGGAAAAAAGTAAATATTCACCAAAGTGAAAGTGGTGATAACTTGATTCTTGTGATTGAGGGAAACAATTATGCACCTATTAACATTAGAGTAAAAACTTTTGAATTTGTTAAAAGATCTTTTGATGATTTTAAGAATCTAACATCACAAATAGATGGTGAAAACGTAAAAAAAATTAATATAACTGATAAAAAGAGCAAAAAAGATAAAATCGAAATAACTTCTAGAGAAAGAGAGTTATTTACTGTAGAATCAAGATTAGATGAAAAGGCTATCAGTTTTATAGGAGAAATTTTTAGAATTGATACTCATGCCAAAAACGGGAAATTACTAATTCATGAATGCGAAGAAGAACAATTAAAAGGTATGGAATTGAATTTTGAACTTATACTGGATAAACATGTACATAAATGTTGTAAGATAATAGATAAAAGAGCAGAGTTTGTTGCCTTAAAAAAGATGGAGTATGATCCTATAACATTGAAAGAACAAATAAAAAGTCTTAAAATTATTGAGATAAATTCTAACTGATAAAGCATGAAAAAAGGTGATAAATAATGATTACATTTACATATTTATTAAGTGGATTTATAGGAAGTATTTTAGGTTCTATAATTACTATACTTCTATATTTAGATAAAGAGAAAAAAGATATTAGAAATACCGCAAAAATAGTTTATTTTCAGTTATATAACGGGTTTGAAAGAATTATTGAAAGTTTGGAATTAAATAGTGATAACATAATGTTTAAAGAGTCAGATATACAGAAAATACCTATTTATATCACTAAAGAATGGGATAAATATATAGTTAAATTAAGTCCATATTTAACAAAAGATGAATTAATAGATTTGTTTATGGCTTATGAATTAATATCTAATATTAAAGATAATTTTGATAATGAAGAGAAATTATTTAAAACATTCAAACACGAATATTATGTAAAGAGATATTTGATAGATTTGATGGAAGTAACTAAAGAAATTAAAGACCTAAAATACAATAAACTTTTAACAAAAATAGAGAAAATAGCAAAACTAAATAAAAACATTTATATAAACATAATAAAATTAATTTTAGGTATTTTGATATGTTTATTAATTATATTAATAGTAATTGCCTAGAGCCTTAACTGGCTCTTTTTTCATGTTCAAAACAACTCAAATAAGTAGGTGGTGAGGTTGAATGAGATAAAAGAAAAAGTAAAAGCTGACTATTTGAAAGGATTAAAATACAAGGAAATATGTGAGAAATACGATTTAAGCATAAATACATTAAAGTCTTGGATAAAAAGATATAAATGGTCTGATGAAAAGAAAAAGGGTGCACACAAAAATAAAAGGGGTGCACCCTTAAATAATAAAAATGCAATAGGAAATAAAGGTGGAGCACCACCTAAGAATAAAAACGCTGAAAAACATGGATTTTTTTCAAAGTATCTTCCTGATGAAACATTAGAAATTATTCAAGAGATAGAGCAGAAAAATCCTATAGATATACTTTGGGAAAACATACAGATACAATATGCAGCGATAATAAGAGCTCAGAAGATTATGTATGTAAGAGATAAAGAAGATATTACAAAACACCTTAAAAAGGAAAAGGATGGAGATATATTCACAGAAAGAGAATGGGAATTTCAATATGCTTGGGATAAACAGGCTAATTTTTTGCGAGCACAATCTAGAGCAATGTCTGAACTTAGAAGCATGATAAAGAGATATGAAGAAATGTTAAAGTCAGATTTAGTAACAGAAGAACAGAAACTAAGGATACAGAAATTGAAAGCAGAGATAAATGGTCCTGATGAAGATAACCAGGAGTCTATAAATGAATTCATAAAAGCTACTTCTCCAACAGAAAAAGAAATAAAAGAATTATTTGGAGATGAAGAAGATGGCGAAGAAGAGGAAGAAAATTAAAGGTTTTATTTTTAAACCTTTCTCTATGAAACAGAAAAAACTTTTATTTTGGCATGATAAAGGATCCCCGCATTGTGATAAAGACATGGTAATAGCTGACGGAGCTATTAGAAGTGGAAAAACAATAGCAATGATATGCTCCTTTATTAGATGGAGCTTGAAAAACTTTGATGGAGAGAATTTTATATTAGCTGGTAAGACAATAGGAGCTTTGAAAAAGAATGTTATAGGCCCTATGCTTCAAATACTTAATGCCTGGGGGTTAAATTATACCTATAATCGTTCAGAAAACTATATTGTGATAGGTAATAATACTTATTACATGTATGATGCAAATAATGAAAGGTCCCAGGATAGACTGCAAGGTCTTACTGCAGCAGGAGCATTAGCAGATGAAGTTGCATTATTTCCTCAAAACTTTGTTGATCAGATGATAGGGCGTTGCTCTGTAGAAGGTGCTAAAATTTTTATGAACTGCAACCCAGGAAGTCCGCATCATTTTATAAAGACCGAGTTTATAGACAAAGCTAAAGAAAAAAATATTTTATACCTTCACTTTACAATGGATGATAATTTAAGTTTATCTGAAAAGGTTAAAGAAAGATTTAGACGTATGTTTTCAGGAGTATTCTATAAACGTTATATCCTTGGTCTTTGGGTAATGGCAGAAGGCTTAATCTATGATATGTTTGATGAATCAAAGCATAAAGTAAGGACAAAAGATCGAGATTATATAGAATACTACATTAGTTGCGATTATGGTACTCATAATGCAACAGTATTTTTACTATGGGGTTTATGTGGTGGCAAATGGTATTTAATAGACGAGTATTATTATTCAGGTAGAGAAACAGGCAAACAAAAAACTGATGAAGAATATTATAAGGATTTAGTTAAGTTTGCAGGAGATAGAAGAATAAAAGCTATTATAATAGACCCTTCAGCAGCAAGTTTTATAACCTGTATTAAAAAACATGGGAAATTTAAAGTTAGAAAAGCTGAAAATGACGTGTTAGAAGGAATTAGGAACGTTGGAACTGCTTTAAGTGAGTTAATGATACTTTTTAATGATAAGTGCATTAACACATTTAGGGAGTTCTTTTCTTACGTTTGGGACGAAAAAGCAGCAGAAAGAGGAGAGGATAAACCCGTAAAACAATTTGATCATGCGATGGACGCCATGAGGTATTTCATTAATACCATAGTAATGAAGCAGCCAAGCATTCAGGTATTTAAGTGAGGTGATTAGATGTTAATATTTGATAACAGCGTTAATATGCTTACAAAAGAAGAAATTATAAAGATATTTATAGACGAGTTTAATGCCTCTAAAGAACGGAAAATGATGCTAGACGGTGAAAGATATTACAGAGTAGAAAATGATATACTCAATCGAAAAATGATAAGATATGAAGACGAAAAACCAGTAATAGACGAAACTAAAACAAACAATAGACTAGCACATGGATTTATGCATCTACTTGTTGATGATAAGGTTAATTATTTGCTCAGTAAACCTTATACATTAACTTGTGATGATGAAAAATACTTAGAAGCAGTCAAACAAACATTAGGAAAAAGATTTCAGAAAAAGCTTACACAGTTAGGAACAGAAGCCAGCAATAAAGGAATTGCCTGGCTTCATGTGTATATAGATGGAAGTGGTCAGTTTAAAACTATGAAAATACCTTCTGAGCAATGTGTTCCTATATGGAAAGATAATGATCATGAAGAATTACAAGCTCTTATTCGTTACTATGATATAGAAGTATATGAAGGAAAAGAAAAGAAGATAGTTACCAAAATAGAATACTGGACTTCTGAAACAGTTGATTATTATGTTATGGAAAATGGAGAAGTAATTTTGGATTCAGAAATGTATCTAGATGGTGAAAATAACTACGACGGGCATTTTAAGGTAAATGATGAACCAGGAAGTTGGGAGAGAGTTCCTTTTATTCCATTCAAGAATAATGATTATGAACTGCCTGATTTACAGTTTATTAAGACTCTTATCGACAACTATGACTTGACTAGATCAGATATAGCCAATGAGTTAGAAGATATCAAGAATGTTATATATGTTCTCAAAGGTTATGGTGGACAAGATCCAAGCGAATTCATGAGGGATTTATCTTATTATAGAATGATTAAGGTTGATGCCGATGAAAAAGCAGGAGTAGATAAAATTGAAACGACAATAAACATTGAAGCAGCAAAAGAACATTATGAAACCTTGAAGAAGGATATATATGACTTTGGCCAAGGGGTAGATAAGAGCCAAGATAAGCTAGGCAATAATCCTTCAGGTATAGCATTAAGATTTATGTATTCTGGATTGGACCTAAAATGTAATGCTATGGAAGATAACTTCAAGTGGGCTTTTGAACAACTAATATATTTTGTGAATAAATATTTGGAGATAACGAAACAACCAGTGTCGGATAAAGAAATAAAAATAGTATTTAATAGAGACATAGCAATTAATGAATCACAAGCTATTATAGACTGTCAAAATAGTAAAGGAATTATATCTGATAAAACAATTATTGCTAATCATCCATGGGTTGAAGATGTCGATAATGAAATTGAGCAAATTGAAAAAGAAAGTAAAACAAATGAATTGCCTATGTTTGATGAAGAGTAGGTGATAAAGCTTGAATAGTAAAGGCAAAAGCTATTGGGAAAAACGACAGGAACAAAACTTCCTTGCAGGTGAGAAAAAGATTAAAGAATATTATAAAGATTTAGAGAAAGCATTTAAACAGGCTAAAAAAGAGATTCAAGCTGTTATTAATGATTTTTATGTAAGATATGCTGATGAAAACGGAGTATCCTATGCGGATGCACAAAAAAGTTTAGATAAGGTTGAATTAGGTGATTTGAAGGACTTTATAGAACTTGTTAATAAGAGTATGGGTAAGTATAATCAGAAGCTTAACAATATGTCTATAAAAGTAAGAATAACAAGATATCAAGCATTAGAAAAACAAATAGACGCCATATTACAGCGATTATATGCTATAGAATATCAATATAAAGGGGAGGAAACTTTAAAAGAAGTATATTCCGATTCTTACTATAGAACATGGTTTAGCATAGACCAGTACCATGGATTTCATCAAGAGTTTGCACAGATTAATCCTAGAACCATTGAAGAGTTAATCAAATATCCTTGGAGTGGCGCGGATTTTTCAAGTAGAATCTGGAAACAAAAGGATCATATGCTCCAGAAATTGAAAGAAAGTATTACCACCATGATAATACAAGGCAAGAATCCAAGTACACTATCAAAAGATTTCGCTAAAATATTCAAAACAAAAGAATATGAAGCCTACAGGCTGCTCTATACAGAGAGCAGCTTTATTATTGAACAAGGTACTCTTGCAGCTTATAAAGAGGATGGAGTAGAAAAATATCAAATACTTGCAACATTGGATATGAAAACATCTGATATATGCAGAAGTGAAGATGGAAAAATATATGATGTAGATAAGGCTGTAGTTGGAGTTAATTATCCGCCATATCATCCATTCTGTAGGACTACAACTATACCATATTATGAAGATGAAGATTATTTAGAGGATAAAAGAATAGCAAGAGATCCTGCAACAGGTAAAACTTATAAAGTACCTGCGGATATGAATTACAAGGAATGGCATAAAAAATATATTGAAAATAACCCAGAGGCAAAGCTTGCTGAAAAGAAGTGGAAAAACAGGTATTCTGATAAGAAACAGTATGAAAAATACAAGGAAGTGCTGGGTAAAGATTTGGGTGTTAAGTCCCTTGATGAGTTCCAGGAGTTGAAGTATAATAAAGTTGAGGAATGGAATAAAATTGAAGATAACTACTATGTCAAATCGAGATTAAAAGATGGTACTTTTGGTTCTGTTATTAATCCTGAAAAACAAGCTCCACATATGGAATCAACAAGAATAGAAGGTAAAAGCTACTTTTATGATGATGTGGATGTTCAGGAATTATTTAATAAGTATGCTGGCACTGGAAGAGTAGAAAGAGATGGAAATGAAAGAAGAACGAATAAGGAAATAATCAGTTTGGATGAAAATATTGGTTTTGTAGTTAGTTTAAAAGGTGTCAAACAAGCAAATTCTATAAAAATACACCATTCAAAGAAAAGGACTCATATAGTACCACATTATCAGGAGGAAGAAGAATGAGGTTTTCAAAAATACCACAATTAGATTACGGTAAAAAAATAAAAGTTACATTTATTGACGGTCAAGTTTTAATTGGGATAGTTAATGGTTTCACAGCAAGAGGAGATAGCGAAAATAACCTAGAGGAACTTACAATTAAAACAGACCAATACCCTTATGTAGGCTTTAATGAATCAGAAGTTAAAAAAATAGAAATTATTGATTGACAAGCACTTAACCAAAAATTAAAAGGTGAGTGCTTTTATTATGTCTGAAAGGAGGGTAATAGTATGGAAGCCTTACATCTGAATTATCAAATGTTAGTTATGATATAGTAAAACAGAAACTTGTTTTAGAGTTTGATGTTATGAAGTGTTTAATAGAAAAATTAGATTAAAGACTTAAAAAAATATAGTTTAAATCATCACTAATATTATGCTTATTTAGAGAGGTGTGATTAGTGAATATGGATATCAAGGATAATATTACAGTAATTGACATAAAAAATGAAAATGAAGTAATTGCAGTTATATCAAAAGAAGAAATAATTATAAAAGATGGATATGATGTTTTATTTGATGTGGGAGTAGATGAATAATAACGTTGTAGCTGTGCCTTAAAATTAATCTAAATTATCTTTTTTACTCTTATTAGGATTTGATCTGATTATTCTTTTGCCATCTTTTTTCATTATATGGTAATCAGGATAATCATCAATATTATCAGCAACTTGTCCACGGGTTAAGATTTTTCCAGTTTTAGTGTCCAAAAACTTACGGTTTAAACCTGTTTTGCTTTCATCAATAACTTTAAGCCTTGGTTTTTTACTCAAAAATATCACCCCGTAAAATATTAAGGCACAGCTACTAAAAGAATTATATCATAAAATGTAAAATGGTTTTAGGAGGAGAGATAGTGAATAAAAAGTTAATACTTAGAGATGATTTTGTTATACCAAAAGGGACAGAATTTGAACTAATTCCAAGTAATACAGTTAGAACTTATGGTGAAGGAAATTATGAGGCTGATATTACAACTAGTAAAGATACTACCATGAGTATAGTAGTAAGCGAAGATGAATTAGAATGTAGTGGGTTATTTGAGGTATCTGAATAGGATATCTTTTTTTTATCGTCTTTTTGGTATTGTAGACGTAAAAGAACAAGACATCACCGGGCACGACCGGGTTAAAAAGTGAAGATGAAAGGAGAATGAAAGATGACAAAGGAACAATTAATTGAAATGGGATTAACTGAAGAACAGGCAGAAAAGGTTTTAGAAGCTCATAAAGAGGAATTAAAAGGATTTATTCCTAAAGCCAGATTTGATGAAGTAAACGAGACTAAAAAAGAGTTAGAGCAACAAATTAAAGAAAGAGATAAACAACTTAAAGAACTCCAGGATAAAGTAAAAGGCAATGAAGAACTAGAAAGAACTATCAAAGAACTGCAAGAAGCCAATAAAGCCACTAAAGAACAGTATGAAGCAAAGATAAAGGATATGACTATCAATGCGGCAATACAATCAAAACTTACTGATGCTAAATATCCAGAACTATTAATAAGTAAGTTCGACAAGTCAAAGCTATCGGTAGCTGAAGATGGTACAGTATTAGGCATTGATGAACAGCTAGCAACATTGAAAGAACGATACAAGGATTTATTTAAGCCAGATATTAAAGGTAAGGACCCAAACAATACTGGCAGAAGTTCTTTAGGTGATAAAAACCCTTGGAGTAAAGAACATTTTAATCTTACAGAGCAAGGAAAGTTAATTCGGGAAGACCCGGGAAAAGCAAAACAATTAATAATCCAGGCAGGCGGCAATCCTACATTATTTGGACTATAAAAATAAGAAAAGGAGATGATCTTATATGCCAGTAACAAGAGTTAGTGATATTATTATTCCAGAAGTTTTTAACCCTTATGTAATTAACACAATTGAAGAACAAAATGCATTAATTCGTTCTGGGATTATGGGAATTGTACCGGGCGTAGAAGTGCCTAACGGTGGTACAACTATAAATATGCCATTTTGGAACGATTTAGACGGAGAACCTGAAGCTATTCAAAGTGATTTTGCTTTAACTCCTGAAAAAATTACTGCTGGGAAAGATGTTGCAAGAATATTTGAGTTCGGTAAAGCATGGAGTTCAGAAGACTTGGCAGCAGAATTAGCAGGTAGTGATCCAATGCAGGCTATCGGTAAGCGTGTAGCAGCATACTGGACAAGACAGCAACAAAAGATCCTGCTAAAAATGCTAGATGGTATATTTGCTGATAATGAAGCAAATGATGGTGGCGATTTGATTCTAGATGTTTCAAAAGAAGATGGAACAGGAGAAACGGCAAGTGGAGAAATATTCCTTGAAGCTGCACAACTTTTAGGGGACGCAAAAGAAAAATTTACTGCAATTGCTATGCATAGTAGAGTGCATACAAACCTTCAAAAACTACAATTGATTGAATATATGCCTGAATCAAAAATAGACATCGGTTTTGGAACATATATGGGTAAAACTATTATCGTTGATGATTCTTTGCCTGTCGTAGATGGTTCTACAAGTGGAAAGAAATATACTTCTTACTTATTTGCATCTGGAGCAGTAGGATATATAGCAGGAACTCCTAAAGTACCTACTGAAACAGATAGAAACACTCTAAAAGGTGAAGATATTTTAATCAACAGACAGAAATTCATAATGCATGTCAGAGGGTTTAAGTGGACAGAAGCTGCAGTTGCTGGGGAAATGCCAACGCTTGATGAAATTGCTAAGGCTGAAAATTATGATAGGGTTTATGACAAGAAAAAAGTGAGAGTAGTTAAGGTTGTTACTAATGGTTAAGGTCAAGGTCTACCTTGGCCTTTTCCTTTTATGAAAGAGGTGAAAAAATGGGTGCAACTACATTTTATTTATTAGAGTTAGAAAAGAAACAAAGGAAACAATTAGAAAGACAAAAACAAGAAACTGAAAACCAAATAAGTGAAGATACAGAAATAGATTATAATAAGTTGACTAAAGATGAAATCAAATCAATACTTGATGAAAAAGGTGTTGACTATGATAGCAGAGCTAAAAAAGACGAGCTAATTAAGCTTTTAAAGAAAGTTAAATAAAAGGAGTTGAAAATGATGCTCAAAGAAGAATTAAGAGAATTAGTAAAATCTAATTTAAAAATAGAAGACGATAATAAGGACCTGCTTATTGATGATGTGATTCAAGAAGCAATGAATTATTGTAATTTACATGAACTACCGGAACAGCTAGAGCCTTTTATTAGAAGAAAAGTCAAAACCATTATTGACTATGAAGTAGAAAACGGCTCTAATAATGTGTTTGATGTGAAGTCTATAAAAGAAGGAGATACTTCAATAACATATAACACTGATGAAATTTCTAAAGAAACTATCTATGGGTTATCTGACAGGGACAAGAAAGCCCTTCAACAGTTTAGGAGGATTAGAAAATGAGTGCTCTACAACGATTATGGAAAGACAGAATGGATATCTATAGATGGTTTGAAGTGGTTGAAAACGGAATTACAAAGCAAAAAGAGAAACTTATGTATAGTGGTGTAAAGTGCCACTATAGCAAAGGTTCTTTGGCTGATGTAGGTATTGATGGAGTACCAAAATTAATTAATTCTTATACTCTATTTTGCAGCTTGGATACGGACCTAAAAGAAGGTGATAAGGTTGTGGTGACGCAGAGAAACGGAAGACAAGTAACTCTTATGGTTGGTGAAGGTTTCCCGTATAGTACACACCAAGAATTTTCTGTAAAGCGAGAGGATACAGCATGAGCAGTAGTAATTATCGAAGGAATAAAGCATTTATTGACAAGTATAGAAAAGAGCTTAAAGCAATGCTTGATGATATTAGTGATATAGATAAAAAAATACTTAATAAAGCAGTTAATACCGGTGCGGCATATGCTAGGAGAAATACTCCTGTGGGGGAGTACAAAGGTAATGTAGTAGAGTTTACTACAAGAGATGGTAAGCATGTCAGATTTACAATTAGTACGCCAAGAGTTGGAGGATTTTTAAGAAAAAGCTGGCACGTTATGCCTACTAAAAAGACACCTAAGGGGGTAGAAAAGGAATTAGTTAATTCCGCAGATTATGCAAGTTATGTAAACTACGGGCACAGGATTGTTCAAGGTGGCGTAACAAAAGGTTGGGTAAAAGGACAATTTATATTGGAGAAAGCGATGCACAGAGTAGATAAAGCGTTAGTAAAGGAATTTAAAAAAGAAATTGAGAGGGTGAATAAAAAGTATGATAAATGATGTTAAACAAGCGATTGTAAACAAATTATTAGAACTTTATCCTGATTATATAATATATGATGAAGATATTCCTCAAAATTTCAAAACACCCTCTTTTTTGATTAGTCTTATAGAGCAATCTTACAGTAAAAGACTAAATAATAAGTATCAAAGCCTTCTGTCTTTTGATATAGCTTATTTTAGCCACAAGAGGAAGACGGAAATAAAGAGTGATTGTTTATCTGTACAGCTTAATTTATTAAGAGAATTTGACCTTATAGACACATATAGAGTGCTAAATAAACAAGCTACAATAACAGATGATGTACTGCATATTACATTTGATATTAACTATTCAGAGATTAAAGAAGAAGAGTTTGTTAAAATGCAGAAACAAACTACAAATACGAATATATAAAGGAGTGAAAATATGGCAGGAACATGGGCTAGTCAAAATAAAATATTGCCTGGTGCTTATATCAATTTCCTTACTAATGCTCCTTTGTCTATTACTGTAGGTGATAGGGGTATTGTTGTATTATTGCAAGAGATGAGTGTAGGTAATGCAGGAGAAATGTATGAAATTACATCAACAGATAAAAGCCAATATCCTGAAGGAATTAGAGATGAAGATAAACTACTTGTAAATGAAGCTTTAAAGGGAGCACAGACAGTTATTGTCTATAATTTAGGCTCGTCCCATACAACTGATATGATAACAGCAGCTTTAGCAACACTTAAAACAGTTAATTTTAATACTCTAGCATATCCTTATGATGGGGCAGAGTATGAAGCAAACAAGCAAGAAATTGCTAGATGGGTTAAAGCAATGAGGGAAGAGGAAGGAGCAAAAATACAAGCAGTAATGGCTAACTATGATGCTGACTATGAGGGAATTATAAATGTTACCCAAGGGGTTAAATTGACAGATGGTACAGAGCTAACTGCTGCACAGTGTACTGCATGGGTAGCAGGGATAACAGCAGGGGCAAATATTAATCAGTCTAATACAGGCAGGAAATATGTAGGTGCTATTGATATAGTGCCAAGAATGACAAAGTCGGAGATGCGAACTGCTATTACAAATGGAAAATTCATCTTTAAGGTGGATTCATCACAAAATGTTACAGTGGTTAGTGATATAAATTCACTAACTAGTGTTAGCGCTAAAAAAGGCAAGCAGTTTACTAAAAATAGAGTAATAAGAACTATTGATGGTATTAACAACGATATTGTTGAAATATTTGAAAGCAACTATGTCGGAAAAGTTAATAATAATGCTGATGGTAGGTCTTTGTTAAGGGCTACATTGATTGAATACTTCAACGAACTTCAAAGATTAAATGCTATTCAAAATTTTGCTCCTGAAGATGTAACTGTATCCCCAGGGAAAGACTCTGATGCCATAGTAATTGATTGCTACATCCAGCCAGTAGATTCTGTTGAGAAAATTTATATTACAATTAATCTATCTTAAGGAAGGAGGTTAATGTATGGCAGATAATTATACAAGATTATCTGATACACTTTCCGCAAAAGAAGGGAAGGCTTACATCACCATTAATGGGCAAAATAGAGAATTATTTGAGATATCAAAGTTATCAGCTCAAATTGACTTAATTGTTCAATCAAGACGAATGCTAGGACATAGAATGACACAGCATAAAGTAGTTGGAGCAGAAGGAACTGGGTCAATGACAATGTATTTCATGAACAGTGAAATGTTGAATCAGGCAATACAATACCTCAAAACGGGTAATTATAAAGGGCTTAAACTGCAAATAAAAAATGAAGACCCACAATCCACTGTAGGCAAGCAAGAAGTTGTGTTATCTAATGTAATACTAAATTCTATTCCTGCTGCGATATTAGATGACCAGTCAGATGACCCAATTACATTTGATACTGACTTTACGTTTGATGATATTGAAAATCTTGAAAGTTTTCAGTTACCAGAGAATTATAGATAATTGTTGCAAATATCCCCACTATTTGTTATAATAATGACGAAATTAGTATTAAGGAGTGGGGATATTATGAAAAATGATAAACAAATTAATAGGAAGCCTAGAGGATGTTTATATATTATCATAGTATTTTTTGCCATATCTGTGTTGGTGAGTATTTTAATTAGCATGGGAGATAACTCAAGCCGACAGGCTATAAATGATGAAGATATAATCATTGACGTTTCTAAATTTTCTAAAATAACACCAGAGCAATTGATTGAAATTATGGGCGAACCAGAGTCTAAAGAAGAATGGAACTTTAAAAGTAGAAATGGCAATGTGTATCCTACTACTACTTATACCTATAAAAATGGTGACTACGAATTTTTAGTTATTGATAATAAGGTAGTGGAATTTAATATTTATAGTAGCGAAAATAATGTTATGAAATATACTGATGAAACATCGATTTTTTCTATGTTTGGTATAACTCCAGCGGATACTATTTTAAAAGTAAAGGGTACAGGGACAGCGTTGAGATATGAAAGTGTAACAGATAAAATTGAAGATTTTTGGATCCCTGTATTAAATCAAGAAGACCGTACTATAGATATTGTTAAAGTTATCTATGACAGAACATATTTTGGTGCTCCACCACGTATGGCAATGACTATATCAGAACAAACAGATTTACAGATTCGTTGTCAAAATGTAATAAAATCAATATTGAAGGCTCCTTCTACTGCTAAATTTCCCAATATTACAAAATGGTATTTTGGAAAAGATAGAGAAAAAATAGTAGTTCAAAGTTATGTAGATGCTCAAAATAGTTTTGGAGCTGTAGTAAGAAGTAACTTTCAAATAACATTTACAGCCAGTGGAGATACAATAATATCCCTTATATTTGACGGAGTAGAGTATATAAATAAATAAAAATGTAAAAGCACCTAATTTTAGGTGCTTTTCTTATACGTGCGCCGGGCATGCGTAACAACTAGGTGGTGAGAGTCCACTGTGGGGGTTGACCGTGCCAACCACTAGCCAAAGGCAAGGGTGTCCAT